TTCGCCAAGACGCACTTCAAGTTCGACGATGAGAAAGACGAACGGCTCATCAAATATCTAGCCAAGCACAAGCACACGTCACCCTTCGGGCATTGCTTTGCTAGCTTTCACGTCAAGGCACCCGTGTTCGTGGCACGACAGCTAGTCAAGCATAAGTTCCTGCGCTGGAACGAGGTCAGCCGCCGATATGTGGACAGTAAACCGGAGTTCTATACGCCTACCAAGTGGCGTGCATCGGCATCGGACAAGAAGCAAGGTTCGAGTGATGAAGCGGTGGAGATGTTACACATTATGAAGCTAGACAAGGAACTGTCTATTGAGGGTCACCCTCACTGGGATAACTTCTCAATCAAACCTTCCGTTGTTGTGAACGAAGTCTATGAAGTATTGATGGAAGCGTATGAGGATATGCTACAAGGTGGCGTGTGTCCTGAACAAGCACGCATGTTGTTGCCACAGTCTATGATGACTGAGTGGCATTGGTCAGGGTCGCTTGACGCCTTCGCTGACATGTGCAACTTACGGTGCTACCCTGATGCACAGAAAGAGACGCGCGAGGTAGCAGATATAATCGACGGAATCATGGGTGAGTACTTCCCTATATCCTGGAAAGCTTTGAGAGGAGAAGATCATGGAGCTAGCACTACTTAAAACTCTACTAAACCGAGAGTTCTACGACAACCACAAGGGTATCCGTTGCCCTGACAAGATCTTCACCAAAGACGTGCGGCGCATCAAGCAAGCTCTTGACAATGCCATGGCGTCCTACCCTGGCGACTTGACTGTTGGAGATCTTCAAGCTGTCTTCAACGTGCAGAACCAGAGCATGACAACAGCTACACGCACAGCGTACGACGATCTGTTCCGGCGCATTGAGAAGGCAGACCCTATCAAGCAAGAGATTGCAGAGGACGCACTGTCGAAGATGTTTCAGCAGTACGTAGGCGACGAGGTAGCGAACCTTGGCTTTGAGTTTGTCAACGGTTCAAAGAATAGCCTTGAGCCTTTGCGTCGATTGCTTGAAGACTATCATGACAACTTCACGCCGAACGTGCGTGTAGACTGGGACGATATCTCTATCGACACACTACTTGAAGCCAACGACTTAGAGACACAGTGGAAGTTCAACATCCCTAGCCTACGCCGTAAGGTTGAAGGCGTGAGCGGTGGTCACCTGCTGCTTGTGGGCGCACGTCCTAACACAGGTAAGACAAGCTTCCATGCGTCTCTGATTGCTGGGCCAGAGGGCTGGGCGCATCAAGGTGCGAAGTGTATCGTGCTTTGCAATGAGGAAAGCTATGAACGTGTTGGCGCTCGTTACCTGAGCGCCGCTACCAATATGAGCATGGACGAAGTGAAAGCTAACATTGCACTAGCTCGTAAGCGTTACGATCCTGTACGTGAGAACATTCGGATCAAAGATAGCACACAGAAAGACATGAACTGGGTTGAGGCTGTGATCAAGTCTGAACAGCCTGACATCGTTGTGCTTGACATGGGGGATAAGTTCGCCACTAAGAACAGCGACAAGTCTGACGTATACCTCAAGGACGCAGCCATTCATGCGCGTAACATCGCCAAGCAATACAAGTGTTGTGTTATCTGGATGTCACAGCTATCGGCTGTTGCGGAAGGCAAGGTATTCGTTGATCAGTCTATGATGGAAGGATCGAAGACGGGTAAAGCTGCTGAGGCTGACTTGATGGTGTTGATCAGTAAGAACCCTGTGGTTGAGGGTGCAGACGAGCAGGACACTCAGCGGCACCTGAACATAGCGAAGAACAAACTGAAAGGCGGCTACCATGGCGTTATCCATTGTGAGTTGGATGGCGCACGGTCGTTGTACACAGCATGAGGTTAGTACTTGACGTAGAGAACACTGTCACGAAGCGTGACGGGCGCAACCACATAGACCCCTTTGAGCCTACCAATACCTTGACCATGGTAGGCTTCATGAATGTGGATGCAGAAGAAGAGCTTGGCACCTTTGCCCTGGATCATACTGAGTACCGTGACAACAGTGGTATGGGGCGCAAGACCATCCAGGCTGTACTGGATCAGACTACGCTGCTCATCATGCACAACGCGCAGCATGATCTGATGTGGCTGTGGGAGTGTGGCTATAAGTACGACGGTGACGTTTACGATACCATGCTTGCCGAGTACATCTTGCTGCGTGGGCAGAAGCAACCGCTGTCACTAGAGGCGTGCGCCCTGCGGCGTAACCTATCTGTGCAGAAGGACGACACCCTCAAGCAATACTTCAAGGAAGGATACAACACCAATGAGATACCTTTGCGTGAACTCACTCACTACCTTGAGCATGATCTCAGAACTACTCGCGAGTTGTACCTGGCTATTGAAGCAGACTATTCTAGGGACGACGCGGAATCGCTCGCTACCGTCAAGAAGGTAACATTTGATACGTGTAAGACACTAACTCGTATGTATATGTCGGGCATCAAGGTTGACCGGCAAGAGCTGGACCGTGTGCGTGAACAGTTCGAGACTGAACGCGCCGAGCTAGAGCATCGACTACAGAACAAGGTGCGCGAACTGATGGGCGACACACCTGTCAACCTCAACAGCCCTGAACAGATGAGTCAGGTTGTGTTCAGCCGTCGTGTCCATGACAAGAAAGAGTGGGCTGATCTGTTTGAGTTCACCGATACACCTGCGGAGTTCAAGGATGCAGTCAAGGCGAATAGCTCTGTCATCTACCGCACCAAAGCATTTACCTGTCCAGCCTGTCAGGGCGAGGGCAAGGTGTACAAACTAAAGAAGGACGGGACCAAGTACGCACGGCCTAACAAGTGTAAGGACTGTGAGGCACGTGGGTTCCAACTAAAAGAAACAACACAGGTTGCGGGTCTACGATTCACCGCACCAAGTAAGAAGTGGGTATCAGCTAATGGCTTCGGCACAAGTAAAGACAATCTCGATGCACTCATGGCGACTGCTAAGAACAACGGCATGGATTCTGCTAGAGACTTTCTTGCGGACCTCAAGCGTCTTTCTGCTGTCAGCAGTTACTTGTCTAGCTTTGTGGACGGTATCGATGGCTATACTAAAGCTGACAACATTCTTCACGTTGGGTTAACTCAACACATCACTGCAACAGGGCGCTTCTCTGGACGCAACCCCAACATGCAGAACATGCCCCGAGGTGGTACGTTCCCTGTCAAGCGCGTGTTCGTGTCACGCTTTGACAATGGCTACATCATGGAGGCAGACTTTGCCCAACTGGAGTTCAGGACGGCGGCCTTCTTGGCCCAAGACAAAACCGCAATGGCAGAGATCGCATCGGGGTTCGACGTCCATAGCTACACAGCAAAGATTATCACGGATGCAGGTCAACAAACCTCACGCCAAGAAGCCAAAGCCCATACCTTTGCACCTCTGTTTGGAGCCACAGGATACGGACGATCTAAAGCAGAGCAAGCCTACTACACACACTTCGTCGAGAAGTACGACGGAATAGCTGCATGGCACAAGAAGCTAGGCGACGAGGCGTTACGGTTTAACAAGATCACCAACGTCAGCGGACGCCAGTATGCTTTCCCTGATGTGCAACGCCGATCAAACGGTACGCCATCACACTTTACCATGATTAAGAACTACCCTGTGCAGGGGTTTGCGACGGGTGACGTTGTGCCTGTAGTGCTCAATGAGATGCACCGTAGACTGGACAATATGCAGAGCTGTCTTGTTAACACAGTGCATGATAGTACAGTTGTAGACGTACACCCAGATGAGCGTGAGCAAGTCATTGGTATTGTTAACGACCTGAATGAAGGACTCAATGATTTAGTTCAGAATGTCTACGGTATTGAGATGAATGTACCTCTACTATTAGAGGCAGCAATCGGTCCCAACTGGCTTGACACAACCGACGTATAGAGTATAACTATGCGTCCGACTTACAAGAAAGGTATAAGTAATGAGTACAGAATTAAGCATCGCTCAAGACCGTGGCATGTCTACGGCTGAGCTTATGGGGTTCTCTACTGGGTCATCGTCCGGTGGTACCTCAAAGTTATTAGACCGCGTGAAGCAAGTTCAAAACCCCATCATGGGCGAGATCGAGGTTGACGGTCAGAAACTCAAGACAGAGGCTGTGCCAATAGGTGCATTCGAGATGACGAACGGTCAGAACGTGGTATATTCAACGTCAGCTACCGTACGTATCTTTATGGTGCGTCAGCAGTGGAAACGCTGGAACAGCGAGTCCAACAAGATGGAGAGAACAGTATTGGCTTCCAGCTTGAGTGGCGACCTTCAGGACAACACAGGCGGGTTTAACCTTGGCCGCCCCTCTGGGTACATCGAAGACTTCAACGCCCTTCCACAGGCAACCAAAGAGCTTATGCGCGATATTAAGCGAGTAAAGGTCTACATGGGTACAATCACCCTGGACAATCCTACGGACGACAAGGGTAAGCCAGTTAACGTGGGCAGCAACTTTACGGATCTGCCGTTTGTCATGGACGTGAAGAACCGAGATAGTCTTAAGAGTATCGACTCTGTGTGTGCGGCTATCACAAAGGGTAACGAGCTTCCCATGGCGGTAGAGATCAAGCTGACCGGCCAACAGGCAACACTCGGAAAGGACAAGGTGTACGGCACGATTCAGGCGACTAAGGGCAAGAGCGTAGGTTCAAGCGAATCGGACAACGCTTTGCTGTCAAAGTTCTTGGAATACATTGATTCACAGAACGGGCAGACCCTGGACGATCACTATGCTAACAATAAGAAGAGCGTTAGCCCTGAGGATGCTAAGGTAGTGAACGGTATCATTGACAGTAACGACTTCACAGAGGTTGAATAATAATGTATCCAGCCGAGCACAAAGTCTTTCTGTTCTTGCAAGAGGCTATGGCTGGCAACGCTACCATGACGGAGGAGGTGATCGAACAGGTTGCCTCTGACGTCTCGGCTGCTCTCAACAAGCAGTTCAACTCAGGACCACGCGGTGACTTCCGCCTACGTATGTCAAACATTGGCAGACCTAGCTGCCAGTTGTGGTTTGAGAAGAACAATCCTGAGGGCAAGACCCCACTACCCCCACACTTCCTGATGAACATGATGCTGGGCGATATCGTCGAGGCTGTGTTTAAGGGAGTACTTCGCGCTGCAGGTGTAGACTTTAAGGACAACGATACTGTTGAGCTTGAGCTACCCAACGGTCACACGATCAAAGGCGAGTACGACATGGAGATGGACGGTAAGATTGACGACGTGAAGTCTGCGTCGCCCTGGTCTTACAAGAATAAGTTCGAGTCGTACGAGACCCTAGCGCAGAACGACAGCTTTGGCTATGTGGCACAGCTTGTAGGCTATGCCGCTGGCGCTAACAAAGATGTCGGGGGCTGGTGGGTAGTCAACAAAGCGAACGGTGAGTTCAAGTATGTAGATGCAACACCGGATGTACCATCTGTGATACAGAATATCACGGAGCTTGTTGACTACATTGAGAACGACGAGCCGTTCAAGCGTTGCTTTGAACCACAACCTGAGACCTACTACCGTAAGCCTTCAGGCAACATGGTTCTGCACAGCGCGTGCAAGTGGTGTGACCACAAGCACAAGTGCTGGCCGGACCTGCAGGTACTACCGTCAAAGGTTAGCAAGAGTAGTAACCCTCCTGACGTGGAGTACGTGAGCCTTGCCACGGAGACACCTTAAGACATACCGCAGCGGCCTTGAGAAAGTAGTCGCTGCGTTCCTCAAGTCCCGACAGAAGAAGCTAGCATACGAGCAGCTTAAGATTGAATGGAAGGACTTACGCTACCGCACCTACACGCCTGACTTTGAGTTAGACAACGGGATCATCATCGAAACGAAAGGCATCTTCAGTGCTGCTGATAGACGCAAACACGTAGAGATCAAAGCCCAGCACCCCGACCTAGATATTAGGTTCGTATTCAGCAATGCGCGAGCCAAGCTATACAAGGGTGCAAAGAGCCGATACTGTGACTGGTGCGATAAGCACGGCTTTCAGTGGGCTAATAAAGATATACCAGAAGCGTGGCTAGAAGAGCCTGGCACGCGCACGAAGGTTAAACGCTACACAGTCGAAAGGGACTGACATGGTTGAACCAAAGACACTAGGACCGAATGAGGTAGTCATCTCAATGAAGTATGACCGAGACCGTAACGAACCTGGCTATGACGGGTCGTTGGTCTGTACTCTAGTCATCTCTGATGAGGGCGAAGAGGACGCACTTGCTGTTGGCCTCGATGAGGCTGTAACCTTGTTGGCGTGGTATGAGCTATCCTCCCAGTATCTAGTCGAAGACGAGGAGTTTGACCTGATGAAGGCCGAAGTATTGCGTCGCTTGTTCCCAGATGAATATGCTGAGGCAGAGGCACGAGAAAATAGTCCTGTTGAGGTATCTCAAGAAGGCAACGTGTACACCTTGACATTTAATAGCGAGACAAAGGGGTCAGCATGAGCGACAACAACATCGTCACCAGCCCTAGCCACTACACACGTTTAGCTATTAGCCCAGCAGAGTATAATGGTTTGAACCGTCTAGGTTTCAACATAGGCAATGCTGTCAAGTACGTTAGTCGTGCAGGGCATAAGCTATACCCCGGCATGAATGAGCTAGAGTCTACAACGACTGATTTGCGTAAGGCTATGGTTTGCACCAAGATGCAGATCAATATGTTAGAGGGTAAGCCAGTTGACCATAACCTCCATCTGATCTGGGATAAGGACGACGTATGAAGAAGTTTAACGTATCCTTCCTGCTGAAGGTAGAAGAGGACAACATGATCCTGTCTTCTATAGATGCTGATCACGAAGAAGATGTTAAAGATTTAATCACCG